TGGTGACAATCGTTAAGTATATTATGGGTGGTGCTATATGCCTATGGTTAATATACATCGTAGGCATGGCACTAACTAATACTATATGTGATTGCACTAGAGAGTTTGATGGCTGGTGGAAGCTAGAATACTGGATAAAAAAAGAAGGGGCTTAATTGCCCCTTTTTATTTGCCAGCAAAGCCTAGCATCAGTTCAAGATGCACTTCGTTAGCAAGACTAGGCTCTAGTTGGTTCTCTGTTAGATAACCCTTGCGAACTAACTCTGGGCCTTTTTCTTTGAGTAAGAAGGGTAAAGCAACCGTAGCTGCCTCTCTCTTATCTGGAGGCAACCTTCTAAACTTTTGTACGGTTCGTAGGTATTCAGTTAACTTAACATTAATAGGATTGCCGTCTTTATCAGTCAAGTCACTACGAGCATTATCTAGTTCAGTGCCGGGTGCCGCTGTGATTATGCCATCAATTTGAGATTTAATACTTTTTAATTCATCATTTATTAAGTCCGTTTGTTGCATACGGATAAACGATTCGTCTGATATATTAGCACGTGCTTTATCGTTACGCATACGAGCCATGTCTTCAAACTTACCTGTAATCCTATCGCTACGCACAAACTCAACTATGCTGGGTAAGACCTCACGAAGCACCTTTGTTTCATAGCGTTGAAAGCCCGGTGAAATAGTGCGCGGTCTAATTTTGTAGTCCATAAAACCAAGGCTGCTCAAGAATTTACCAGCCTCACTTACATCTTTACGTTGTGTGATACCTGTAAATACTTTAGCGAGTGACCCAACACGAGGCTCTGTATCCCCATCTTGAAAGATTGTTTCACGCAACGGTGCATCTTTTTCTTCTGATGGCGTAAACAAAGTTGTATATCCTTTGCGCCTAAATGGCTCTATAATACCACGTTTAAATGGTGCAATGTTTACGCCAAAGATTTCTTCTGTCTCAAGATTAGGCTCACTACGATTGTCAACATATTCATTTGGCCTAAAATCAAACGCACGTTGTACTTCAATTGCTTGATTGATTGGCGTAAAGAATGTGCTTGCGTATTCACCAAACACTTCTCCAAATGTTTGGATTGCACGTTCACCTTCTAAAGAGTCAACATCTGAAAAAAACTTGGATATGTCTTGAAAGAGAACAGCACCACCGCCTGTGCGTATATTAGTGCCAACAAAAGTTTCTACGCCTTCTTTAAATCCACCACTTCGCATCCATTTATTAACGGAGCCATCTCCTTTTCTCTTCATCCACTCTGCAATCCATAGAGCCTGACGTAGAATAGGAGATTGCGAGGAGATATCTACAGTAGTATCGTCATCATTGCGAATAGTCTTGTAATCAGATGGAGCATCTTCGCTATTACGATACATCATTGCGGCTGGCAATATAACTGTAGCACCAATAATGTTACGTGATATATTACGCCGTTCTTCTTTTGTGAGAGGCCCAGATGCTTTGCCTGTAACAGCGTTAATGGAACGCTTAATGACCGGAGCAAACGCACCACCAGAATATTGACCAGCAAGTTCCATACTGTTAAACATAAAGCGTGGAAATGGAGCAACAGTTGTAAGACCGTTGCGTGTAATAAACGAGGTTAGTTCGCGGAACACAGCAGTTTCAGGCTGCTTTGCGTAAGTAATATCAAGAGCCTTGTCCACAGAGTCAGAAATAAGCTGTTTAAAAGGTGTTTTATCTGTTCCTACAAGTTCAGGAGCGTCATTTAACAAATCATTAAATCGTCCATCGTTGACCACATCAATTAACTCTACGCCATACTCACGTTTAACAAGACGTTCTAATTCTGCAGTGAATGTGCCTCTACGAATAAGATATTCTTGCCAACGGTTAGGCGAATTAATTACATCAACTCCCTTTTCTGCTAACGTAAGTGTCCTGTCAACCAGACTACCAGTGCCAGCA